GGTGTTACCTCTGGCGATGCAGCATCCCTTTACCGCATTCTCTGGGCTAACTTCGGTACTACTGTTGCATTCACCATTGCACCTAATGGAAACGCGTCAGCAAGCACTTCACAGCCTCACTACACCGGTTCAGTAGTATTTGACCAACTTCCACCTCTAAGCCTAAACAGCGGTGACGTAGTGAAGTTCTCAGTTACTCTTACTGTTCTAAACGCTGTACACACTCCAAGCACTACCCCTCCTGTGTACTACGGTGTAACTCTCAAGACTGCTTAGTAGTTTTACCAGTGGAGACTGGAATTGAAGTTGAAAACCTTGGTCTAACGATTAAGGCTTTAAAGGAACTTGGTGCAGATCAGAAGTCTCTCCAAGAACCTGGTTATCTTGCAGCAGAACTGCTAATCAATAAAGCAAGAACTTTAGTTCCAGTCCGAACTGGTGCACTCCAAGCCAGCATGAGACCTCGGCGTATTCAACGCGGTGGAAGTGTTCAAGCTGGTGGCAAGAGAGTTCCATACGCTAATCCAATTCACTGGGGTTGGCTTGTAGTTTCATCAGCTCATCAGGGAGTGCTTAAATCTGGCACTTATCGAGGGATAAAACCGCAACCATTCTTTAGTGAGGCGTTAGGCTACAATAAGCAACAAATCTTGGACACTTATGAAAGTGCCATGAGAAAACTAATCGACAATCTACCAGGAGCAACTAAATGACCACCAATGCATTTGACTTCGAATCTCTAACCTTGAATGAGGTTGAGCAAATTGAACTTATTACCGGTGCAAGTATTGACCAACTGATGGATGCTGGACAGCCTAAGGGTAAAGCCATGAAAGCGATCATCTACACAATCAAGAAACGCACTGACCCTAATTTCACACTTGAGCAAGCTGGAGCGGTCTCTATGACTGAGGCTAATAACATGTTTGCTAGTGTTGACGACCCAAAAGAATAATTGCAGATAAGGCAGCTGAGCGTATGGCGTTTATGGTGGTTCATGCAGGTTTGAGCCTGACTGAATACAAGTCATTGACGTTACGCGAGTACCAGGCTATTGCTGATGCTGTAATGGATAAGAGAACTGAATGAGCCAGAACCTTGTAGTCAATTTTATTGGCAATAACAAACTCGATAAGACCACAAGTGCTGCTACCGCTCAGCTTCGCAAGTTTGAGAGAACTGCTAAATCTGTTGGTAATTCTGTAAATAGGTCACTCGGTGCTCTTGGTGTTGGACTTGGTTTTGCAACTCTTGTCAAAGGTCTCAAAGAGGCTACTAAAGCCGCATCAGATGATCGTAAGAGCCAAGGGCTTTTAGCACAAGCTCTAAAGAATACTGTTGGTGCGACTGCTGGTGCTATTGCTGGTGCAGAGGCTTACATCAAAAAAACTCAGTTGCAGAGTGCGGTTTTGGATGATGACTTACGTCCAGCATTGGCTACTGCTGTTAGAGCAACTGGTTCGCTTGCTGCCGGTCAGAATCTTTTGGACACCGCTCTCAATGTTTCGGCTGGTACTGGTAAAGACCTTGGAACTGTAACTAATGCTCTTGCTAAGGCTTATAACGGTAATACCGCATCTCTAAAGAAGTTACTGCCTAGTATCAAAACTGGTGGCGACTTTATGGCTCAATTGAACAAAGAGTTCAAGGGTGCAGCTGAGACCGCTGCGAACTTAGATCCATACAAGCGACTTGAGGTCATTTTCCAAGACATTCAGGAGCAGATTGGGACAGCGTTACTTCCAGCGTTGGAGGAGTTCAGTGCCTATTTGTCTAGTCCTGAGGGTCAACAGAACTTACAGCAAATAGTTGGACTGTTTGTTGATATGGGTAAAGCCATCGTCCAGGTATCCAAGTTCATTGTGGACAACATCAGCCTCGTCAAAGCCATGGTTGGAGTAATCATTACTCTCAAGGTTGGCTGGATGGCAACTAACGCTGTTGTTGGCTTATACACCGCTGGAGTTATTTCTGCCACTACTGCAACTAAGGTTCTTAGAACTGCTTTGATTACGACCGGTATTGGTGCAGTAATTGTTGGTCTTGGTTTCTTGGCTGAGGGTTGGATAAATGCAGCTGAGGCTCAAGAACAGTATGACCCGACTATTCCTGAGGCTCCGACTATCGACTACAACATTCCTGACATGTATGGTCGCATTCACACTGATCCAAGAATCTTGGAGGAGAGACGTCGTGCCAGGATAGCAGCAATAAATACAGCGGCAGACAAAATCAATAAAGCTCTCAAAACTAAGATTGATGAAATCCGTAAGACTGCTGAGAGTTTCAGGGATGCTGTTGGATTAGCGTTCGGAACTTTTGGTAAAGATGAGAACTCTGTTTTCAATGTTGACGTTGTAATCAACAAACTCAAGCGTATAGTCGATGCTGCTAAGGGTTTCGCTCAGAACATCAACAAACTTCGTAAGGCTGGAGCGTCTGAGGATGTTATTGCCGAAATTACAGGTATGGGACCTGCTCAGGGAAACATTGTTGCTAAGGGCTTATTGCAGTCTGGCAAGTTGTCAGAGTATCTAGGTCTCCGTAAGTCTCTTTACAATACTGGTGCATCAGTTGGAGCGGAACAGGCTATTACTGGCGATGCTACCTATAACATCAAGGTCGAGGGTACTGCTCTAAAGGCATCGGACATCATCGCTGAGATTCGTAAGTATGAAAAGGCTAATGGCAGGAAGTATCTGCTAAATGGCTAATAACGTTTGGGACATCAAACAGAACCTCAGGATTGATTACTATACTGCGGGTGCTTGGACTACTATCCAGGCTGATTCTTATGACGTGAACATTGACCGTGGTATCAACGTGGAGCAGGGTGTTTTTGCTCGACCGGATGTTGGTACTGCAACAGTTTCAATGATGAAAAAGAGCCTCAGCGATCTGATTACTGGTCCAGCTTATAAATCAAACATGCCATTCAGGGTTAGTTATCAGCCAGCACCAGATACCTCTCCTAGCACTTACTACACCATCTTTTATGGGTTCATTCAGAATGTGGCGATGTCTTATCTGAGTGACGCTAAGAAACTTGGCATAACTATTACTGCTGTCGATACGACTAAGATTCTTTGCAATTCGCGTATAGGCACTTTTAGCATTACAGGCACGTCAAGCGTTCGTGGTTTCAGAACTATTATCGATAATTTGGCTACTGCGGTAAACGCTGTTGATTCTAGGGTTTCGCTAATTCAATCTGGTACTGCCAGTTCATCAACTTTTCAACATCCTCAAACATGGTTAGAGGCAACATCAGGGGATATCCTCAATCAGCTGCTAGATGCCGAACTTGGCTGGTGTTACTCTCAGCGTTCTGGTGCTAACCAGTTCTACATGACTAGAGGTGACGTTGACGCGTTACAAGCTACTACCTGGTCTAGTTCAAACCCGACAGTCTCAAACATTCATACCTCCTCGACTAAGCATTACTGCATGGATTCCATTGACTTGAACTATGACAGTGATCGCATTGTCAATAACGTAAAAGTCCAGCAAGTTGGTAACGCTGAAACTGGTGCACCTAGTGGAACTCCTAGTGCGGATAAGACTGTCACTAATTCGACTTCGATAGCGAACTATGGTTCTCAGGTTGAAACATTTGAAATCTGCATGGACGAGGGCTCTAATCCACATCCTAGGATGACCGCTTGGGCTACTGCTGTTGCTGATGCTGCTGACCCTAAATCTATTGGGCGTGTATCTTGTCCAGCTGTAAGACGTGATGGAACAGTCTCTAACATTGCAGACATTGAAATCGCTTATCCGCTCCAGGTCGAATTCTCTGACGGTACGAACACTATTCAACAGGTTTCACTTGTCACACGCATCAACCACAGTATTACTCCAGAGCATTGGGAAGTAACCCTTGACCTTTGGAAAGGTATCTGATGACTAAAGAGATGTGGCTTTGGTTGCTGTCAGGTGTCATCGGTGGCACGAGCGTAAGTGCTCTATTCAAGTATCTGTCTACTAGACGTTTTCAATCAATCAGCATGGAGGAGCGTCTCAGAGCTGAGATGTTCGAGCAGATTGATAGCCTAAAGAATGAACTCGCCACACTGAAGGCAGAACTTGACCAATGGCGTGATAAATACTTAAATCTTCATAAGGAATACACAAAGTTGAAATCAGACTTTGACAAACTAACAAAGGATAAATAAATGGCTAAGGAACCTGTATTAGCACCTAAGGTCACTACTTGGATCAACGTAGAGATTCTTGACGAACCAGTCATACCTGGTAAGTCTGTTGAAACTCCACTCGAGGTTCCAGCTAGTGAGTGAGACCTACACGGTAACTGATGGACAGTTTGACCTTGAGATTTTTGCTGGTTCTACTTTTCCTAGCGTTGCTGGGGATTGTAGCTTTTACCCTACTGATTCTGACGGTAACGCTTTTGCTCTCACTGGGTTCACCGCTAAATTACAGATAAGGGAAAATCCTAGCGTTGCAGCAATCATTGACATTGTTCCGACTGTAAACACTTCTGACAACTCTGTCAGCTTCTCTCTTACTCCTATTCAAACATCTCTGCTAGTCAAAACTGATTACGTCTGGGCTGTTGAGTTAACTCAAACTTCGACCGGAAAGGTCTTGACGCTTGCTAGAGGGCAGGTTCACGTCTATCCAGAAATAGTCAAATGATTGTAAAAGTTGTTATCCCTGATTCCATTTATGCGAGAGTCTATTTTGCTAGAGGTGAGCAAGGTGCGACTGGTGCGACTGGTCCTCAAGGTGTTCAGGGTGCTCAGGGTCCTACTGGTTTAACTGGTGCGACTGGTGCGACTGGACCTAAAGGTGATACTGGTGATCAAGGTATTCAGGGCATTCAAGGTGTCAAGGGTGATACTGGAGCCACAGGTCCTAAAGGTGATACTGGTGCAACTGGTCCATCTGGTGTTATCGCTGTTACTGCACCTATCACAAATACTGGAACATCAACTTCAGCGAACATTGGTATCGACCAGACAGGGCTCACACTAACTCAATCTCAGGTAACTAACCTGGTATCAGATCTAGCTGCTAAAGCTCCGTCAGCGTCTCCAACATTTACAGGAACAGTAACCACTCCAGTAACTTCGGCTTCTTTCCTTTACACGAATGCATCAGGTGTTTTAGGTAAAGTTGATAACGCTCCAAACGTAGGTTTTGTTCCATACACCGCAGCTGTTACTGGTGGAATTGCATGGCAGTCTTTAGGATTGCTGGCTAAAACTAATGTTGCTAACGCTTTTACAGTTGGTGGACATACAATCACAGCTGAATCTGCAACTGTAAAACCTTTGATTCTAAAAGGTGCTGCTTCTCAGTCAGCCAATCTACTTGAAATCCAAGATTCATCTGGTGGCACACAAGTCAGGGTTAGTTCCTCTTACGAAATTATTACACCGGCTACTGTTTACGCTAACGGTATTCAAAATAACACTGGATTTTGGTCATTCAATAACAATGGTGTTGGTGTTTTAACTGCTAGAGCTGCAACAAATATTCCACTTACTTTGAAAGGTGCTGCATCTCAGACAGCTAACTTGCAGGAATGGCAAAACTCGGCAGGAACAGTATTAGCCAAAGTAGATTCTGCAGGTGGAGCTTCATTCGCATCAAATAACGCATCAATTACTTCTGCTGGTGTAATCCGTGGTATCCAAACAGCCACTAATAATGACTATGTAACCCTAAGAGAAGCAAACAGTGGTGGCTATATTCGTATAACTAAACAAACTGCTGCAACTCCAACTCAATCGACCAATCAGGGTTCACTTTATTTCCGTGATGGAACTAACGCAGGAACATTGAAACTTGTAGTCCGTGCAGGTGCCGCAGGTGCTGAAACTACTATCCTTGACAACATCCCTCAATAAGAAAGAAACCACATGACATTCAACGTCTCTAATGAAGTAAAGGCTCAGTTACTCGCTGACCGTATCCAGGCACTCAACCTTGAGGGCTACCAGAACGAACTGAACCTAAAGTCTGCTGAGGCTCTAGGCAATCAGGAAGTTGTAGATCAGGCGACAGCGAACATTGCTGTGATCAAATCTGCTATTGAAGTACATAAACAGGAACTAGCAAGCCTCTAATGACAACTCTGATTCATCCACTAAGTCCAGCACACATCAATGACCTGTTTGGAACTCACTCTGAACAGCGTAAAGCGATGGGTCTTGGACCTCACCGTGGAGTCGATTACACCGTGCCAAGGGGTACACCTCTAAAGGCTGTCGGCAATGGAACTATTGTTCGCGTGTATGAATCTAAGATTCTTGGTCATGTTGTCGAACTTCGCACTTATGTTACAGCTGAGAGCATTCGCATTTTTGCTTACTGTCACCTGGATAAAGCCGAAGTCAAAGAGGGTCAAAAAGTTAAGCAAGGCGACATCATCGGACATTCAGGTAACTCAGGTACAAGCTCAGGACCTCACCTACATTTCATGTGTGGTAAGTCAGAGAACCTTGCTACCATGCCAGTAGAAGACCCTTTACAGTGGTTGCCAGCGTTAGGAAGAAAATAAATGAAGTATTGGATTAGTAGATCACTACGTGTTGGAGCGTTCGCTCTTGCCACAGGTATTGCCTTTATGGGTGCAGGTAACGTGTTTGGTATTAGTGCCATTCAGTCAGCTGCGTTTGGTGCTGTTGGTGCTGTCCTAGGTCTCTTGGCGACCTTGCTGTTCACTTACGCTGGTAAAGCATCAGTTCCAGATGAGGACTTCAACAAGGCAATCAATCAAGCAATCGAATCTGTATCTAGCGACACGAAAGACAAAAAGTCTAAATAAGTCACTATGCTGTAAGCATGACTATCGACCACCAGATAGAGCAACTTGGTTCTGCCAAACTGCTCGGCTATTTTCAGCATGATTCAGATGAATGGCATGAAGCTCGTAAAGGCGTTGCCGGTTCACTAGTTGGCTCACTTATGGGTCATAACCCTTGGCGTTCTGCTTATACTGCCTACTATGAATACCTGGGGGAACTGCCTAGGGAATCTAACGGTCCATCTCTTGCCATGCGACTTGGTACAGCATTCGAAAAACCTATTCAAGAACTGTGGACATCCGAAAACTCGGCTTGGCTTACAGCTCATAACACAGGCACTTGGGCAAGCGTTGCTAATCCTCAATTCAAGGCGAACCCTGATGCAATCATCGAATGGGCTGATGGTTCTCTAGGCATTCTGGAAATCAAGTTCTCACGTAACCCGATGAATGAACTGCCACCTCACTACCGTGACCAAGTTATGTGGTATATGCATGTTCTAGGTCTAAAGCGTGGTGTTTTGGTTGCTGTCGCGAATGGTGATCTAGTTGAACATGAAATCGCTTATGACCCTGAATATGCTGCTGAACTTGAGGCGATGGCTAACGAATTTTTGAACCGTATTGAAACTAAGAATCCACCTGACTGGGACGGTTCCAAATCCACTTATGAGACGGTCAGAATCTTAGCTGATGGACTACACGATGACGAGGTTGAATTAGGGGACCTTTATCCAAGTTTGATGCGAGCAAAAGAAGAAATGGATGATGTTGATGAACGTCTAACCTTGCTCAAATCTAAAGTCTTACATCTCATGGATGGTGCACGTGTTGGCACTTATGAGGGTGAGAAAGTAATAACGCTTCAAGTCAGAGGGACTGGAGCTCCATTTATTGTTTTCAAGAGAGGTTAGAAACATGGCTTTTAGTATGGATGATTATGTCGATGTCGCAGATAGACTCCGCCAGTTCAAACAGGCATACCCGAATGGTTCGTTACAGCAAGTATCTTTACAGTTCATTGACTTCGCTGGTAAGTCTTGGGTTGTTTATACTGCTGCTGCTTACAGGACTCCTGATGATCTCACTCCTGGGCATGGTACTGCTTGGGAGCCTGTTCCTGGTACGTCCAATTTCAAACGTGATTCGGAAGTTATGAACGCTGAGACGTCAGCTTGGGGACGAGCCATCGTCGCAGTCTTAGCTGCTGAAACTAAGCGTATTGCCACCAGAAATGAGATACCTCAAAAAAGCCCTGTAAGCCCGCTAGAGGACTTTATGGCTTTGGCTCACCTAGAGTATGAAAAAGGGGACATAGAGGCTCTACGAGGCATTTACAAGCGTGCTAAGGCAACACGTGGCATCAGTCCTGAACTTTTGAAACAAATCGAGGATTTAGCCAAAGGTCTGAAAAAATAAAATGCCCTCCAGCAGAGAGAGGGAATCCACCGGAGGGCAACGTTCTAAGGAACGCTTAACGACAACCACCTGTCGTAATAAAATACTTACACCACTATCGAGGGAGGTCAAATATGTCAGCTAAGAGTGTTGCAGCAGTTCTAAATCATTCGCACAATGTTGGCACCCCGAAACTTGTCTTACTAGGAATCGCATGGCATGAGGAGGAAACCGGTGGAGGAGCTTATCCATCAATCTCAAGACTTGCCCTGTATGCAGGAGTTTCAGAACGTCAGGTGATCAGGGCTATCGCAGTCCTGGAGGAATCTGGTGAGCTGGATGTAGATCGTCATAACGGTAAAAGTTATGGTGGTCCAAAAACTAATCGTTACTGGGTAAATGTTCCATGCCCTGAGGATTGTGCTGGTGATATTTGGCATCGCCTTTTTGACGATTGTGTCCCGAAAATCGAGGTTGTGGATAACTTCGACACACGTGACATCCAAGGCATCAATAGGTGACATCTAAGGTATCAATAGGTGACATCCAAGGTTGCAATAGGTGACACTAATGTCACTTAATAGAACAATATAAAAACAATATAAAAACAATAGAAATTATTAAGAGAGAGGCTGTGGATAACATGGCAAAAGTCAAAGTCCAAATCGCTGTTTCATCAGTAGCTCAGAACGGTGATTACCGTGGTCGAGTGATCAATGGATGGGAAACATTCAGCATCAAAATCAAAGGCGAGCCAGTAACAAAGAAACGTCAATGGACCATGTGGTTAGAACTACCAAGCGACATCGCTAAAGATGACGTGGTTGAGTTCACTGGAGAACTAGGCACCAAGTCAGG